TAGCACCAGCCACCACAGCTAACACATCTACTTATTAAATTTAACATAGTTTTTCACCACTTCCCACAAGTTAGCCAAACCAAACACAGCTAGTATTACGCCTGCAAATAGTAATCCGTCTATGTATCTTTGTTCCATTTGTTGCCCCTGTCTTGACTTAGTGTTTTTTTTCTACTATCTTTCTTGCTTCTTCCATATCATCTTTATTGTGGAAGTTTGACGCCTTATTGAGTAAGTCTTGTGATATTGAGAGTCGTAAGACTTGCTCTAGACGGTATACGTCTTGTGGTTTCATTTGCCCCCCTTTCTTATGTCTTATTGTCGCATATACAACACAAATAACACCAGAAACACACCTACAAATGCTATAAACACTTCCATTTATTTAACCCCCATAATTTTAGAACATTGTGGGAACGCTCTTGCAAATCCTTGCTTTTTTACGAGCTTCTGTGCGCGTAGGAGTTGTTCACGCACAGACGCCCTTGCAGGGTCACCAGTTCCCCCGACATATACCCACGATCTGTTATCAAACTGAAACAAGCCCCTGTACTTGCCTGTTCTGTTAACAGCTTCTGGATTTAATGACGACTCACAAATGGCTATTTTCCGATAGTCGCTTGGTAGTAGCTCAACGTCATTAAAATATGGGTTTAGTAAAAGTATCTCTAAAATTGGTCTGTCTTCCAATCTGCTGTTGCCATTTCACTTTGTTCGTGAGATGACGGAAGTCTAGAAGCGCTTAACCACGCACCAAGATTGTCTGCAAGCAACTGTTGATTGTCTAGTTGATTTTTAACAATGGTGTATGGGGCAAATTCTAACTTTGCAAACTCCTGCTCTTTACTTAAGAATTGCAGATATTTCAGTAGCTTGTCTTTATCCCAATCAGTATAAACACGCTTACATAAACTATGCAAGAAGTTTATTTGCTTTTCTGTAGCAACCCTGTAATTGCCAAAATGGCTCATTTCTAAGCCTTGCCCTTGTCCAGATACCTGTATGGGGGTTTCTTGGCTAATTTTGCCCTCTATGGGCTTTGTAGGGCTATCTGGTGGGGTTTGCCACGGGTCATTTTCTGTGTTCACGTTACGTTGTACTTCCTCTCGGCTAGCAATACCTTTTGTAACAGCGATTCCAAGAGCTGCAATAGCACGACCCCAAGCACTTGTTTCAAGAGTCATCATTTCAGCGCCTTTAGCAAAGCCTCTTGCAGGAACACGTTCCCAAGCCCAACCACTTGCATAATTTAATTTGTCACGATCAGGATAAGCAAACGCTTTGCCATAAATGTAAGTTTCACCATTAAATTCCAAAACACCTTTGTACTCAAAATGCAAAGTGCCCTCTGGAAATTTGTCGTAAAACATTTGTATTCTGTCTTTTACTTCTATGTAGTTCTTTAGATAATCCATTTAATTAACTCCTATGAATAGTCCGTAAAATTCCTGTAATTGTTGTAGCTTGTTTTCACAATCGCACGGCTCAAATATGCACCTAGTTTTGTGGTAATAGTCCATAGTGTGATATGCGTGAGCTAAGAGATGAGAAATTGGATACCATTGTTTATCCACCTTGCCCCTTTCGTTAAAAAAAGGTTAAGGCTTACCTGTGTCAAAACACGGCATTGAATTATAACAATTTGATAACGGCTTTAGCGCCAAAGTTCGCCCTCGGCTATAAACGAACCGTCTTTATTAAAAGGCACTAATTCAGGTTTAACTATGCCGTCTTGCTCGTAAAGTATGCCAAAACCTGCCTGCCAGTTAGCGTGACCCTCTTTCATATAACGCATACCAGAACTGTTAAGGTCGCAAAGATGACCGACTTCTGCGCCCCAAAGTGTAGTTAAATTTCCACCATATCCTTGACTTGCAGAACTTATTCCCATTCTATGCGTATGACCACAAATAACATTTTTACCTGTTCTTGTCGCTAATCCAAGAGCTGTTTGTCCTGCGTGATTGTAAAGCCTGCCCTCGTCCCCGTGACCCATAATTACGCCTTTAGCAACTTCTGTTAATGATCTGTTATATGTGATTTTTATATCTTTGTCGTTATAGCCAAGTAAGTTTTCTATTTTGATTGCGTCAATAACACTAAACGCTGGTGCGTGACGACTTATGTATTTTTCAATTCGTATTGTGTGATTGCTTCGTTGAATTTGGAAAGGCTTACTGCGTCCAATAGCACTACGGAATTCTTTGAGTAAGCCTTTAAGTCCTATTATATTCTTTTGTAACGAACCCTCAAACTCTAGGGCTGTTCCACGTGCATAAGTTGATATTGTTTGACAATCAAGTTCATCACCAACACAAAGTAATTTATCTGGTTTAACGTAGGCTATGTAATCTAAAAGGCTTTCAACGTACTGTTTCTTAATAAAAGGATATTGCAAATCTGAAATAATTACGTAACGCTTAATACGTTACCTCTTTCGTTTAGGTTTACCTAACTCTGTACTAATACTATCTATAGTACTACGAATTTTAACAACATCTAACTGTAGGCGTGTCACTTTATCTGCTAAAGAACTTCCACCATTAGGGAACAATTGAGATTTCATTTTAGTAATTTCTGCTGTTGCTTTAATGATCAAAACAAGAATTGTAACAAGTAAACCAATAATGCCAATTAGTTCGTTTATCATTGTCCGTCAAACCAATTTGGATCATAGAAATCATCATCTTCATCTTCATCAGGTGCAAGAGTGAATTGGTATTTTTCAGCTGCATAGTTGATAATGCCAAATACTGAGTGTTGTGGCATATCTGCGTTAGCTGCAATTTTGATTGTTTTCTTTTTGCCGTCAAACATTTCTAAACAACAAACAAAGCCTGTGATTAGTTTGCCGTCTTCGTGAGCTGTGTTTATGATTCGTACAAGTTCTGACGCCATTACGTCAGGTAATTCAATTACTGTTTTTTTTGCTTTAGGTTTGCTCATATTGTAAACGCCTTTCCGTCAAGGTCACCAGCTTTAGTAAAGGATATATGAATATGGCTTATGTGAGGGTTAGAGCCTTTGTAGACACGCCAAGCCCAGTTGTGCCGTGATGAGGCTATGCGCTGTTGGTGAATAATGTAACTAATTCTTTTGTCGCCCTTAAGTGCTAGCATTTTGATATTCTCGGCTAGTAGCCACGATTCTTTAGATGAACCTTTAACAAGGTCTGAGTCAATATCAACAGCACGAACCCAACCTTGATTATCTGGGTTATGATCTGATTTACGTTTTTGGTGTGCTGTGTCGCCTAACCAGCCGTCACTTCTTGTATCCCTGTTAGGGTATTTTTTATTTATTTCCGAGCGTAATTGCTCAGCTGCTTTACTTAGTTTTGCTTTTAGCATTAGGGTTCATAGCTCCCATTGAAGCAGCTACGACAGCACCTAATACAGCACGATAGTCAAGGGCGAAGTCTGTTGCTTGCCAAGCTGCTAAGAAAGCAATTGCAGCTAGTGATATTTGTTTATAGTTAAAGGATTGCATTAAGTTCATCTTTTGTTAGTCCTGCTATTTCTGCTAACTTTTTGATAGCACTTTCACGTGAATCTTGTTTGGCTTTATACTCGGCTTCAAGTAGTGCTAACTCTGCTTGGTCTTTAGCGCGTTGTTCTAAGAAAGCATCTTTATCTGCACCAGTTAATTCAATAACTTGGTCGTCTATACCAATCATAATTTTTTCTGTTGCCATTATTTATCTCCTAAACATTAAAGCCGTAAACGGATACTGAGCCAGTTAGCGAACCTGCACTTGGAAATATTGTAAATCCGTCATAACTATCTGTTACTTTGTGCAACGCTTGCAATCTTAAAGATTCTGCTCTTGTGTTGTTGTACCAAACATTACTAATATCAAAAAGTGTTCTTCTTGTTGCCACTTGTGGTGCAAATATAGTTGTGATGTTTCCAATACTTTCAATCGTATTTGTTCCTTTACCAAAAATTATTAAACTGTTGCCGTCATTATTAACTCCAGTCAAAGTGGCACTATTGGCAATCATTTGATAACCCATATAATTGTAATCACTTCCACCAGTAGCATCAGTTGCACCTTTTCTTAAGCGTATATAAAAATCTGTTCCTGTTGCCATAGTTCCATTAAATGTAATTACATAA